CCGCGTGTGACCGTTTCGGACATCAAGGCGAACATCGCACATGAGCATTATTTCACGGCAGGCAATGGCGCAAGCATGACGACCGACGGGTTTATCCCTGAGTCGCTGTTCCTGCTGACATTCTGCGTGCTGGTCCTGCGCAACGGTTTCACTGTGACCGGTGAGTCGGCCTGTGTCAGCCCGGAGAACTTTGACGCCGAGATGGGCCGCAAGATCGCCCGCGCCAATGCCGTAAACAAGATTTGGCCGCTGATGGGGTATGCGTTACAGCAGCGCCTGCACGAAGGACGCGAGGGTTAACCCATGAAACACATCGGCACCAAGATCATCAACGCGCATCCCATGACGCGCCAGCAGTACAACGACCTGCGCGGCTGGACTGTCCCGGCTGACGAAAACCCCGGCGACGATGGCTATCTGGTCGAGTATCTGGACGGCGGCAGCGCCAACCACCCGGATTACACCGGATATATCTCGTGGTCGCCTAAGGAGGTCTTTGACCGCGCCTATCGCCCCGTCACCGCCATGACGTTTGGTGATGCGCTGGTGATGCTCAAGGCTGGTGGGCGCGTCTGTCGTGCGGGGTGGAATGGCAAGGGCATGTGGCTGTACCTGATCCCGGCTGAAGTCATGGCCGTTGTCGGCAGCGTCACAAGAGGAGGGAGCGAAGGGAAGTTCCTACGGTGCGATCCGTGCGCATCAATAGCCATGAAGACCGCCGACAACAAGATTGTGGTTGGCTGGCTTGCCTCGCAGAGCGACATGCTGGCCGAAGACTGGATGATTGCCGAATGACAACCATTGTCCTCGGTCAGAACTTCAAGGATGTCGGTGGCAAGGCTGACATCCGCTGCTTTCTGGTCAACGCCACGCTGGACGGCACGAAGGACGCCTTTCTGGTGTTCGGCAAGAAATCGTTCGGGTTTGGCAGCTCGTATTACTTCCCCCGGCAAGAGGCGTGGCGGGTCCGTGACGATGCAGAACTGATGATGCTGTGCCACGACATTGCCGTGCAGCTGTACGGGCGACCCAACAAGCACGACGTTCGGCTGTGTGGCGACCTGCTGCTGAACAACATTGATGACTTGGTGGCGTTCCCACCGGATGACGGAATTGCAGAAGCCGCACAACTCAAGCGCCAAATGGAACAGCGCGAGTTGGTGGTCAAGATTAACGACAAGGTACTGGTGGATGCGCGATGAGCCAACAATCGTTTCAACCCGCCGAGGGTGACAACCGGCAGATGCTGAATGGCACTGGCGGCGAGGATCACGATACACATTCGTGGCTGCTGTCCATCATCGACCGGGAAACATGGCTCCAGGCCAAGACCCGCGCCCGCAAGGCGCTGGACGCCGACTACTTCGACGACCAGCAGTACATGGGCCTGACGGAGGATGAGGTGCTGGAGATGGAGGAGCGCGGGCAAACCTTCCTCCAGTTCAACGAAATCAAGCCTGCCGTCCTGTGGATCACTGGATCCGAGAAACGCACCCGGTTTGACTGGCGCATTGCCCCGCGCTCAGAAGACGACGTGGAGCCTGCCGTCCGCAAGACGAAGCTGGTCAAGTACATCTCCGACATCAACAACGTGGCGTGGAAGCGCAGCCGTGCGTTCGACAGCATGGTGAAGGTGGGCGAGGGCTGGACTGAAATCAGCTACCGGCCCGACCCCTACAGCGGAGAGTTTCGCATCACGTTCACGGATGTCCACTGGCGCGAGATCATCCGCGACAGCACCGACCGCTCCAGCGACCTGTCCGGGAGCCGGTATCTCATCCGCTCCCGCATCATCGACCAAGAGGAGGCTGTTGCGTGGTTCCCGGGCAAGGCTGACCTCATCAAGGCAGAGACGCAGGAGCGCGACGACCTGGAACTGGAGTTGCAGAACGAGGCATACATCACCGCCGGGGTACTGAACGGCGGCGGAGGTAGCCTGTCTGCCAACCGCATGACCTACGGCAATGGGCGCATGGCCATCCGCATGTGGGAGGTCTGGTACAAGAAAACCACCCGCACGAAGATCATGCGCGGCGAAGGTGCGCTGTCCGGGACCGTGTTCGACCTCAACAACCCGCGCCATGCTCAGGCTGTGCAGATGGGGCTGGTGGACGTGGTTGATACTGTCCGCTCACAGATGTATTGCGCGGTCCTGACCCGCAACCACCTGCTGCACAACGATGTCAGCCCGTATTCGCACAACCGCTTCCCCTACGTCCCCCGCATTGCGTTCATCAACGACCGCGACGGCAGCACCTACGGCGTCATCCAGCCGATGCGCGACCCGCAGGACGACCTGAACAAGCGCCGCAACAAGGCATTGTTCCTGCTGTCTACCCGGCGTGTGGTCATGGACGATGATGCGGTCGAAGACCAGAAGACGCTGGAAGAAGAAATGGCGCGTCCGGACTCAATTATCCGCAAGAAGCGCGGATCGTCGCTGGAGATTCTGGAAAACGTGCAGTTGTCGCAGGCGCATGTGGAGTTTGGGTTCCAGGATTCGGCCTACATCCGGCAGGTTTCCGGAGTTACCGGCGAGAACCTGGGCATGCCCACCAATGCGACCTCAGGCGTGGCTATTCAAGCCAGGAGTGAGCAGGGGACCATCATTACCACCAACCTGTTCGACTCCAATGCGCTGTCGTTCCAGCTGGAGGGTGAATTGATACTGTCGCTCATCGAGCAGTACATGACGGAGCCGATGCAGTTCCGTATCTCGGGGGAGCGTGGGCGCCCGGATTTCGTGGCAGTGAACGACGGCACGCCTGATGCCGACATCACCCGCAGCAAGTCCGACTTCATTGTGGACCGTCAGGACTACCGCGCCACCATCCGCGCCAGCCTCTCCGAGCAGATGTTCGCCGCAGCTGGCCAGATTGCGCAGCACACCGGCAACCCGATGCTGGGCATTTCGATGATCGAGATGGGCATCGAGCTTACCGACCTGCCGAACAAGGACGAATTGCTGGCGCAGATGCGGCGGATCACCGGTTCCCCGGACCCGGCTGAACCCGACGACCAGCGTAAGCAGCGCGAGGAAGCGCAGCAGGCGCAACAGCAAGAGCAGGACGCACTTGCCAAGCGCAAGCTGATGGCTGAAATCTCCAAGCTGGAAGGCGAAGCGAACAAGGCGCACGCCGGGGCTGACTCCGAGTCGGCTCGGGCATTGCGCGACAAGATGCAGGCACTTCAGGAGGCTATGGCCTCCGCTGGGCTGGCAGCAACAAACCCCGGCATTACCGCCGTGGCCGATGACCTCATCACCAACATCAACAGCATTTTGAGTCCTCCCGGAGCAATGCAGCAATGAAAACCGAAGACATGAACACCGAAGTAGCCGCGCCAGAAGTTGTCCCGGCTGTCCCTGAAGCCACTGTTGCCACGGCGTCTCCCGCCAAGGACGAAGACACCCGGATGGAGGGCGATTTCAGCCCAGCCGAGCAGGAAGGACGCGACCACTACAAAAAGCTGATGGAAGCGATGGATAACGGCGAAGAACTGCCTGATGAGCCAGCTCCCGATGCTGACACGGCAGAGGCCGCGGTCGTACCGCCTGCCGACACCCCGGCAGCTACCGAAGCGAACGAGGAAGCCCTGTCCGGCGAGATTCTGGCCCTGACCACTCAGGCTACCGAACTGGCGACCCGGCTGGCGGATGCCGAGAACAAGGTGATTGACCTGGGCGATCAGCTGGAAAACGGCGAGATCAACCAGGCCAAGTACGAAATCGAGAAGCGCCGCCTGATGCGCGACATCGAGTCAATCGAAGCCAGCCAGCTGATGACATCGCAGGTTCTGGAGCAGAAGGAAACAGCGCTTCAGGACGCATCTGTCGCCAGTGACCCGTGGTACATCGCAGCCAATGACTTCCTGAATGCTCCCGGCAACGAAGTGTTCAACGCGGCGGGTGAGCATCACGACGGCCTGAAGAACGCCATCCAGTTCGCCGTGGGACTGAAGGCGAACGAGAACAAGACCCCGGCTGAAATCATCGCCATTGCCAGCAACGCCTACCGCGCCATGACTGGTATGTCGGCCCCGGCGGTGGCAACTACACCGGTGACACAAGCCAAGGCACCCAAGCCGCAGCCCAACATCCCGCCGACGCTGGGCATGATGCAGGCGGCTTTGCCAAACAACGATGACGCTCCGTATGCCCACCTGTCGAACCTGAGTGGTCCGGCTTATGAGGCCGCATACAGCAAGTTGTCACAAGACCAGCGCGATGCCTACCTGAGCAGCCTGAGCTAATTATGGGAAAACAAACTCGTTTGTTTCGAGACGTTGAAATTGGTGGTACTATTGTGATAGGCGACCACCGCATTCATCTTCTTGAGAAAAAAGGTAGTCGCAAGGTCCGGGTGGAAATCCTCTCGGACGCGATTGTCAAAGTAGCCGGGAATGACCCCGGCCCGGCGCAAGAGTGCCTCACATCAGCAACTGTGAGAGGTACTCAAGATGGGCCAGACCACCATTGCCACCGGAAATGCCCAAACTAAAAAGGCATTTGCTGGGGCGCTTTTCGACGACGCCATTTTCGGCTCCTATTGGGGTTCGACTTTCATGGCGGCCGGTTCCAAGAACCGCACCCCCAATTCCCCCATGCAGCTTGTCACCGACCTCGAAAAGGACGATGGCGATACGGTCAATTACGACCTGTATGTGCAGCTGAAGGGCCGACCCACGCTGGAAGATGACAACCTGGAAGGAAACGCCGAGTCCCTGCGCTCCTACAGCGACAGCATCAGCGTGACCCAGATTCGTCATGCCGTTGACGCTGGCGGTCGTATGACCCGCAAGCGCACCGTCAACGACCTGCGCGTGATCGCGAAGGAAAAGTTGCAGGACTGGTGGTCCCGTCTGTTCGACGAGATCAGCTTCATGCATCTGGCTGGCGCGCGCGGCGTCAACGATGACTACATCGAGCCGACCACGTTCACCGGTTACGCCGGTAACGCCCTGACCGCTCCGGATTCCAGCCACATCGTTTACGGCGGTTCTGCCACCTCCAAGGCATCCATCGCCAATACCGACGGCATGACCCTGGGCGTGATCGACAAGGTGATTACCAAGGCCAACACGATGGGCGGCGGCGTCACTGACTTGCAGCGTGTCGTTCCCCTGAAGATGGGTTCCCGCGAATACTTCGTGGTCATCATGCACGACTTCCAGGAGCATGCCCTGCGGACCTCCACCGGCACCAACGGCTGGATGGACATCCAGAAGTCGCTGGCTCAGGCAGTCGGCAACAAGTCGCCTATCGTGACCGGTGCGCTGGGTGAATACCGTGGCGCCATCCTGCACAAGCACAACAAGGTGACGAAGTTCAGCGACTACGGCGCTGGCAGTAACCTTGCCGCTGCCCGTGCGTCCCTGATGGGCCGTCAGGCGCTGGTTGCCGCGTTCGGTTCTCCGGGTGACGGCCTGCGCTTCGCCTGGGAGGAGAAGTACACCGACGTGGACAACAACCGTCTGGTGATCTCCACCAACTCCATCCTCAACGTCAAGCGCCCCATGTTCAATTCCAAGAACGTGTCGAGCATCGCCATTGACACCTATGCTGTGGACCCGAACGCCTAAGGGCGTTCGTTCCCTGACCTTCACGGAGAACTGACATGACTGTTTATACCTCCCAGCAGTTTCAGGAGCCGCTGCCGACCAGCACCGAAGCCGGTGATGAGATCGTGTTCCGCGCCTACTGGACCGCACCTTCCGCCATCCGCCTGTTGGACGGCGACATTGTCCGCATGGCGCGTCTGCCTGCTGGCTATGCCGTGACCGACATCGTTCTGGATACTGCCGCTTGCGGCACCAGTGCTGCCGGTAACGTCGGCATCCTCGATAGCGTTGACAGCCCGACCGCTGTGTCGTCCGTCGTCATCGCCACTGGTTCGCTGGCAACTGCCGCCATCAAGCGTCTGGATACCGTTGGAGCCACCGGTTATGCCGTCAGCACCAGCGAACAGGCTATCGGCGTGGAAATCACCACCTCCGCCGATTCCGGCCAGTCCATCGCATCTTCCGCGAAGATGGCTGTCCTGATCCGCGCCCGCCCGAAGCAGAAGGTGGAATAAGCCATGAAGATTGAGTGCTTGATAAAGCGAAAGGGTGGTTCCGTCATCACGTTTGGCCACAAGCCACGCGAGGTGAAATACCATTTCAAGCCGGTATCCGACGAAATTGATGCTCCTCATGAGTGCGAGGTTGAAAACCCCGTGCATGTGCAGCGTCTGCTGGGCATTCCCGAAGCCTACCGCATTGCCGGTGCGCCCTACCCTGATGAAGAAGACGAGTCCGTTGCCGATGGTGGCAAGGCTGACGTGTACGCCGATGCGTTTGAATCGCTGCACACCGTCAATCCTGACACCGTGGACAACAAGTGGCTTGAAGCCTTTGCCACTCGGGTTCTGGATGTATCGCCCACCAACAAGACCAAGATTGCCGAGTTCCTGAAGTCGGAATGGGCAATTGATGTCAAACCAGCCCGCGAGACGGCTGTCGGCCTGATCCGGATGGCGCTGGTTGAGTGTGTGCGGGAAGCGAAGGCGGATGTTGAGCAGCAAACCGCTGCTGCCAAGTAATGAAAGGGGCAGGCCATGCAGTGCAG